ATCTTCTTGAGCATGATCAGTTGGATCACGGCGACAGCAGCGAAGAACAGCAGCACGAACCCTGCGCCGACCAGAGCGGCATAGACCAGCGTGCGAGTCATGTCCCACGCTTCCTTGCGGTTGCGTTCCGCAGCCGCGTCCTGCGCGGCGATGGTCATCTCCTGCTCGCGCTTCTCGATGGCGAGCAGTTGCTCGATCATCGGCGCCAGCTCGGACAGCTTAGCCTCGACCTGCGCCTCGATCTGCGCCATGACCTTCGGGTCGGAGCGCGCGGCGAGCACCGCGTCGACCTCGTTGGGTCGGTTGGTGACCAGCTTGGCGGTGCTGATCATCGCGTCGGACAGCGTGCCGGCGATCATCTTCGCCGACTGCGGGTCGGTGTGCTTGTTGAGCGTCGTCTCGACCTTGGTCTGCAGCAGCTTCGACGCGCCCATGAGCAGCGCCCCGGCGAGCGGGTTGAAGAACGACGCGATGGTGCCGCCGACCTCCGCCACGGTTCCCCAGGTGATGCTGGGCGTCGTCTCTTCGGGCATAGTGCTCTCCTGTTCCACACGCGGCAGGATGCCGCTCAAGTCCCGCTCCTCGATAGGCGCGGCCGGATGTTCGACATGAATCAACTCGCCGAGCGCGAACGTTCCGCCGAACGCCATGTAGGTGGAGCGCAGCTCCTCGATCGTCACCGTGGGCTGGCCGTAAGGGTTCCCGGGGAACGACGACCATTCCAGCGCGCACTTCGCCACGGCCTTGTCGAACTCACCGTGGATCACGTCCTGCAGTGCCCCGCGGCGCTTGATGCACCAGACACAGAACGCATCCTGCGTGTCGGGATCGAACGGCATTTCGTCGGCCGTGGTGCCCATCGCGCGGCAGAAGTCGCCCCACGTGTCCGTGGTCACCTTGCCGGGTACCGCACACATCGCCTGGTAGGCGCCGGCCGCCGACGTCCAGCCCCACTTCGACATCGATGCGGTGCGGGGATGCCGCGAGAGATCGTCGGCCAGCGCGCCGCCGAACAGCACCCGGTACGCTTCCGGCTTGTGCCGGTACTCCTTCGGCACCTCGCCACGCTGGACGGCGTGCGTGAAGCCGCGGACATTCGCGTACTCGAGGGCCGCCCGCAGCCCTTCCAGCGACAGGCTCATTCGTGCGGCCTCCATTTGACCGGATCGGGGTCATAGTCAGAACGTGCAGCAGGCGCGCCGCGGCCGTGAAAGAGGCTGCAGTGCCCCTCGATCGTCAGCACCCGCTTGTCCACGGCGTGGATCATTTCGCGCAGCTTGAAGACCTCGTCCGCAAGCAGGTCCCTGATCGCCGCCAGTTGCACGTCCTGCGCCTTTAGCTGGTCGGTGAACGACTTGGTCTGCTCCCGCGTTTCCTTGCGAAACTCGACGACCGCCCATCGAATGCCGCCGGCAATCACACCCAGCAACGCACCGACCGACCATAAGAGCGCCGGCATGACTTCGTTGGCATGCTCGATCACGGTTGTCTTTCCCTTTCGTTTAGGTGATTCCGAGACGCTCACGCGCCAGATAGGCGCAGATCATTGCCAGCTTCGACAGGACGTTCCGTGCGCTGGCGAGGTCGGTGACGTTCGCATTGACCCATGCAGCCGCCTCGCCCGGCGTGTGCGTCCGCAGGTACTGGATCGTCGCGTCGGCCCTGAGCGCGGTCCGCATTCCGTCGCGGGCATCGAGTTCGGCCTGGGCGTCGAGCTCGGCCTGCGTCGGCGCTGGCGGAGGCACCACTGGCTGCGGGTCCGGCACATTGCCAGCGCGCAGCCACTGCCGATAGGCGGCCCACTCGACGCCATCGGAGCGCGTGATGCGGCGGCCCAGGACGTTGTCCCACACGCCGACCGGCCGCAGTTCGTAGCGCGCCATGGCTTACTTGAACTCCAGGACGATGAACGACACGTAGGTGATGGTCGATGCGCCGGGCGCTGCCCGAGAGATAGTCACCGTGGTGGTATTCGTCAGCGCAATATGTACCGGCGTCGCTTGAGATCCGTTGTCGTACCAACCAAGCATGATCAACACCGTTTTTGCGGTGGTGACCCCCGTGATCGTCACCGTCGCCGACGCGCTGGTTCCGGTCACCGTCCCCGTCTTGTGCTGAATTGAGTTGACGAACGATGCCGGCAGCGCCGCGATCGCCGGCGCCAGGCCGTCGAGCTCCGCGGCGAGGGCGTTCGTCCACACGCTGGATGACACTCGCGTCGAGATGGCGGCGTCGAGATTGTCGAGGTTGGTCGCCCGGGTGGCGGTGAGCCGGTCGAGCAGCGTCTTGAGCTTGCCGGGGACCCCGGCGAGGAAGTCCAGCATGGTCAGCTCCAGCTCGTGGCGGTGAGGTTGCCGCTCGAGTCGTAAGTGTTGGTCTTGGTCTTGATCGTGTCCCAGCTGCTGCCGCTGGTGTTGGAGTACGAGTAGACGACCTGGGTCGGGTTGCCTGCTTCGCCGCCGGCCGACCCCCAGGTCACGACGGCGCGCACCCGCTCGGTGCCGTTGAGCGTCGTGTTGCCGTAGGTGAACGTGGTCGGCTGCTCCGCCGTACCGCCGCTGACGGCGAGCGGCCACGCGAAGAATCCGCCGCCGATGATGCAGGCGTCGCGTACCGCCTTGAGGTTGTCGCGCGCGGACTGCCCGAACTGGGTGCCGTTCTGCGACGACGGGTCCGGCTTGGACGGGTCGAACGAGGTGTAGGCCATGGGTCAGACGCCTTGAAATTCGTAGCGGAACGACGAGGAAATCTTGGTTCCGGCGTCGTTGAAGATGTAGACGTCGAAGGTGGTCGGATCGCCGACGATGATGTTGTCGGGGACGGCCAAACGGGCGGTATTGCCGAGCGGCGTTATGAAGAGCTTCTTGACCGCGATGTAGTCGTTGGTCAGTGTCACCGTAACCGGGCCGGCGGCCGAGCTGGTGCCGACCCCCGTCTCGTCGCGCGGGATGGCGTCGAGACGGATGGTCTGCGTCGGCGCGGTGACCTTGAGCGTGGCCGTGGTCAGCGCCTCGTGCTTGAGGCGAGCGAAGCGCGCGTTGACCTTTTGCGACAGCCCGCTGGCATAGGACCAGCTCGAGCCGTCGCTTGAGTATCCGAAGTAGGAGGTCAGCGCGCCCGAGAGTGCCGCGACGTCCGCAGTGCCGGTCCACTGCCCGCCGAGCAGCGATCCGAAATCCTCGGACTCGCCCAGCCACGTCGACGTGACGCTGTTGTGATAGGTCGCGAGGACGTTGCCGTAGGTGGCCAGGGTGCTGCTGAACTTGGTGCCGAAGGCAACGCCGTCCTCGGTCACATAGTAGACATGGGGGTCGGTCGGCTCCAGCGTGAAGGCCGCCATGTTGGTCAGGGTCGGGCTGGTCTGCGCGTAGGAGTCGACCAGGAACGAGGCGGAATCGGTCGAGACTACGATGTCCTTGGTCCGGGCCGTGGCGCTGTACTGGCCAACGCTGTCGATGGCCTTCACCTGGTAGCGCCAGGTTCCCGCGGGCGCACCTTCGTCGACCACCCGCAGCGCGTCGAGCCGATCGACGATGTCGGCAGCATCCCAGGCGTCGGAGGTCGTGCCGCGGCGCACCTCGTAGCCCCAGATATCCGGGTCCGGCGTGCCGGGCACCGTCGGGTTGTCCGCCGGGTCCCAGGAGAGAAACACCCGGCCGCCGACCTCGAAGCCGTCGAGCGCCGGCACGTTGCCCGGCACCAGCGCCTTGCCGGCAACGCTTGCCGGCGTGGTCGCGCCAGCGCCGATCGCGCCCGCGGTCGAGACGACGACCGCCTCGATCGTGTAGGTTTGGCCCTCCTGAAGCGCCGGCGTGGCGTAGGACGTCGCCGCGGCGTTGGCGGTGCCGGTGTGCACCTCCGTCGCGCCCAGACGCACCGCGAGCCGGAATTCGCGCACGAAGGGCCAGTCCGGGTCGGCCCAGCTGATCCGCAGCCTCGAGGCGAACAGCCCTTTGTCGGTCTGGTAGGTTTCCTCGGTTGCCGTCAGGCCGGTGAGCGTCGGCGGGTCGGACGGCAGCGGGATCGTCGTGTCGACGGTGGTGGGCGTCGTTCCCAGCGCATCCGAATAGCAGGCGGGGTCGTACTCGCGTAGCGTCTCGTTCCAGCAGCCGGCGTCCGCCGGCGCGTGGCCGACCAGGCGGAACGGCTTGGAGGAGAAGCCGCCGTCATCGGTCACCGTCACCACGTCGCCGCGGCGCAGCGCGATCGCCTGCGGCCCGCCGGTCAGGGCGACGTCGAGATCGCACAGGGCATACTCGTTCAGGCGCCGGATGGCCTCGCGCGTGGCCATCCCGACATCCTGGATGCCGGGCATGCTGACAACCTCCTCCCGCCACTGCACGCCGACCCCGGGGCCGGTTGGCGGATAGGTCGTCGTCGCTTCGGCCCACGGCGTCTTGCTGGTGTCGGTCCAGCGCACGGAGCACACGGTTGGCGTGTCGGCACGGCCGCGCGGACGGATGCGCAGCGACCCGGCGACGTAGTTGGCCGGGACGAAGGCGAACACCGAGGTTGCCGGCGCATCAGCGACGAAGCGCACGGTGCCGCCCTCGCGCACGATCCAGACGCCGGCATAGGCGCGCAGCGTCTCCTCGATGGTGTCGACGTCCTGCGCCTGGTCGAACACCATGCCGAGGGTGCGGCGCCGGGTCGGGGAGCCGGTCGGCACCTGGTCGGCGATGTCGGCGCAGGTGGCGACGGTGGTCCAATCCAGCGTTTCACCCTTGCCGTAGGCAGTGCTGGCGATGAAGTCGGCGGTGCACAGCACCGCGTTGTTGCTGTACTTGTAGGTCGCCGTGTTGCCGAGCGTCTGGGTGCCGTCACGCGGATCGTAGACCTTCAGGCCACGGAAGCGGATGGTGAGGCCAGTGACCACATCGCTGCCGGCAGGCACCTGTACCACGCCGTTGGCGATGCCGGGCAGCGTGTCGGCGTAGACGACGCCGCGGGCCGCCCAGGCGGCTTGCAGCCAGCCGTCAACCACGTTGTCGGCGCCGCCGAGGTAGGTGTGCTGCAGCACCCTCGCGGTCGGCTCGACGCCCTCGAACTCGATCGCCTCGATGGCATCGATGGGGCCGCGCGCGGTGATGTACGGCAGCAGCAGCGATCGGCCATACGGCACCGGCCGCAACAGCATCGCTCCGACCCGACAGCGGCCGTAGGCGAAGCGCAGCGGCGCATTTAGTGCGCAGACGGGCATCTGCACCCGCCGGATCGAGGTCGACGTGGCCAACACCTCGCGCGGCACGACGCCGCTGGCGGCGATAGCCGGCGCCGGCGTGTAAGTCGGGAACAGGGGCGCGGCGGGCATGTCAGGCGCCGATCAGCCGTACCCGGAACTCGCGCTTGCCGGGGCCCAGCCATTCGGTCTCGTAGGCATCCTTGCCGAACCGGACCGAATAGGTGAGTCCGTCCTCCGGGAACACGTAATCGAAGGTCGCGGTCGAGTTCGAGTTGTAGAACGACAGGAAGGTCGAGACCTGACTGGCGTCGAGGACGTGCAGCAGCTTGAAGTCGGACTTGTCGGCATGCTCCTTGGCGACGCGCCCGGCGCCGTCGCCCATGATCAGATCCTTGCGCCCGTCGCGCGGGACGCGGTGCGAACCCTTGGCCGTGGGCAGCGTTGGATAGGTCGGCATCAGCGCGCCTCAGCGAAGGAGATTTCCTGCCCGTTCCACTTGAAGGTTTCGTTCGGCGTGGCGGTGAAGTTCACGCCGATCGCCGGGCCGATGCGCTCGCGCGGGCTGAACATGCGGCCGGAGACGTTGCCGCCGAGGCGGATCGCCACCCGGAAGTCGGCGATGTCGGCGGTGTCGCCGTAGCCGGCAAACAGCTCCACCGGATCGTCGACGGCGAGCGCACCGATGAAGGCTTTCCACACCGTGATCCGCCGGTCGCGCACGTTGGAGCCGAGCACCAGCGTGCGCCACGCATAATCGGGATCGGCGAGGATCAGCCGGCTCGGTGCGCCGCGCGCATCCCAGCCGTCGAGCTCGAGCCCGGCCCCGTCCCAGGTCTGCCCGTTCCAGCTCTGGGTTGAGTGCGAGCAAAGGCGCGAGGTAAGGCCGACCCACTCGATCTGCACCAGGTAACACGGCTGGAAGACGCCGGCCGCCGCCTGGTTGCTGGTCGGGGTGGAGATGGTCGGCACGTCAGGCCCCGACCGGCGAGTACGCCTGCACTGCCACGATCGGCATCTGCGCCGCCTGCAGGTTGATCTGCGCCGCCTGTAAACTGATCTGCGCCGCCTCGAGCAGCGTATTCGCCGCCGTGACGCTGTTGTCGGCTGCGGAGACAAAGCGCGACGCCGCGCCATCCAACGCCGCGTTTGCCGCTGCGAACGGATCGGTGGTCGAGCTGCTGACGCTGGCGCTGATGGTGGCGAGCCGGGTCTGCACGTAGGCATCGACGCCGTCCAGGTAGGCGATCAGCGGGTTCTGTTGTCCCGTCTTGGCTTCGTCCGGCAGCGCGGCGAACGCGCTGTTGATGTCGGCGTTGATGCGCTGCGCCAGAACCGCCACGCGCGCCGGATCGGTGGTCGTTGCCAGTTCCGCCATCGCCGAGTCGGCGTCGGTGCGGTAGAAGTTGTAGAGCTGCTCGGGCGACATGCCGAACGTCGTCAGCGACGTGCGCGTGCCGTCGAACAGCGCTGCCATTTCCGCCGCGATCTGCTTGATCGCGACCAGCGTCTGCACGACGGCGCTACGATACTCGGTCGTGGCCGTCGCCAGCGCTTGCATCGAGCCGACGGTGCCGTCCATGTTGGTCGCGAGACGGATCACCTCGGCGCCCATGTCGTTGAGCACCTGGACGCTGGAACGCTGCGACCGCTCCCACGCCGCCTGCGCATCGGCCACCACATCGCCGCCGATGGCGTCGATGACGACCTTCATCGCGCTGCCGAACGCCATCAGGTTGTCGATGGTGGTTGCGCTGGCGCCGCCGGCCGCCACGCTGTCGAACACGGCGGCGATCTGCGCCGGCAGGTCGCTGGCCTGCAGCGCGGCAAGCAGCGCCCGCTTGCTTTCGAGCTCAAGCGCAGCCTGCAGCGTGGCGTCGTCACGGCCAAGGTCGCCGAGCGCGGCGTCGTACACCGACTGCCCGTTGACGAACGCTCCGGCGTGCAGCCGGTTGGGCGCGTCGCCCTGCGGATCTGAGTCGAACCCGAAAGCAAACCCGCCGACGCCGCTTCCGCCGAGCGCGGACAGCGTGTCGCGGAACGTCTTTCCTACCGTCGACGCCAGTTGCGTCACCTGGGCGTCGGCGCTGTTCGGCGTGAACCAGCGTCCATTGTCGGCACCGGACAGCGCGCCGATGAGGCCGGAGGTGCCGAACCCGCCGTTCTTCGGCCCGCCGCGGTTGCTGTCGAGAATGCCCTTCACCAGCATCCCGATGCCGACCGCGGCCGCGATGTACGGCATCGCCATGCCAAGCGCGGGCATGATGGACCCGGCCGACAGTTGCCCGCCGATGTTCGCAAAATTCGCGAGGCTGCCGTCGATCAGGCCGAGCGAGCCGATGTTGCCCATCGAGATCGAGGCGCCGGAACCAAATGATCCGAGGCCGCCAAGGAGCGAACCGCCGGCCGACAGCAGCGAACCGCCGCCCGAGGCGCTTGCCGTCCCGCCATAGAGCGCCGACGTGATACCGCCAGCAATCGGCGCCATGGCGCCCTGGATGATTGGGCGCAGTACCAGGTTGCTGAACATGTTGACCAGGCTGGCGGCCAGCGACTTGAAGAAGTCGCGCCCCGAGGCGGCGGCGTTCATGAACGCATCCGTCAGCTCGTCGCGAATGCTGGCGGCCGTAATTCGCCAGTTCTCCGCGTACTGAACCATCGACTGATCGACCGCCTGCTGGTTCAGCAGCTCGAGCTGGCGCGTCAGCAGCTCGACGGCGTAGGTGTTGCCCTCCGTCACCGCCTGGGCCAGCTTCATATTCGTGATGTAGATCGCGCGCTCGTTGTCGGTCATGCCGAGCGTTGCGTGCTCGAGCTCGAGCGCCTTGTTCTGCTCGAAGATGGCTATCGTGGCGGCCACCGCAGCATCAGCCCACTTCCTTTCGTTCTGGAAGGCCGCCTCGGCCTCCTTGGCAAAGGCTTCGGTGGCGTCGGCCGCTTTCTTGACCTCGATCGCCTGTTTGTCCGCAGCGACTGCGGTCTGCATCAGCAATTGCACCTGCGCGATGTTGATCGCCTTCCCTGCTTTAAGGTCAGCCAGGTACTTCTGGTTGGCCGCGATCAGGTGCGAATAGCCACCATCGGCACCGGAGACCTTCAGCATCTCGTCGTTGAGCTTCTGGATCTCCGCCGAGTAGTCGGCAATGGCTTGCTTGGACGCGCTGCCGCCGGGCGGCTTCGGTGCATCAGGCTTGGCCCCACCGCTGCCGGAGGCGGCGACGATGGCGCTGGTGATGCCCTGGGCAATGTTGCGGAGCGTTGCCGCGCGCGCCTCCGCGATCGCCAGCGTTCGCTGCAGGTTCTCGACATCGGACCAGAGGAAATTGTTGATCTTGTTGGTCAGCGTGTCCTTCGACAGCTCGGCGATCTCCTCCTTGATGCGCGCGATCTTCGCTTCCGTCTCCGCCAGCGCCCTGTCCGGATCGGCGTTGTCCGCCGGCGTCAGCCCCATCCACGCCCAGAACCCGTTCCAGCCGCCCTCCCGGGTCATCCGCAGAAACTCCGACACGGCCGTGGTCAGCGGGCCGGCAATCGTCACGGCCAGCGCGTCGATCTCGATCTTGGCGCGCGCCATCTCCTTCTGCAGCTTCTCCGCCTCGGCCGCGAAGTCGGTCGTGATCGTGGCCGCTTGCGCCGTGTCTTGCGCGAGGTCCTTGAGTGCACCCGCGTACTGCGCTGCACCCCGGCCGAAGATGGCGGTGAGCAGGGCCGCCTTGTTGGCGCCGTCGGCGTACTGATCCAGCTTCAGCGCGAGCTCGCGCATGGCCGTCGCGGGGTCCCTCGACTGGACGCCCAACGCCGCCAGCGCCTTGGCCGCCTTGCCGCCCTCCTCGTCGACGCCAGAGAGGCCGACAGCGAGCTTGTTGGTCAGGGTCTGGAACGTGCCAAAGTCCACGCCCGAGATGGCCATGGAGTTGGCCAGGGAGGACAGGCTTTCGACGGTCGAGCCAGTGGACTCGGCCAGGTCGTCGAACGCCGCCGCCGTGTTGATGGTCTGCTTGAGCAGGTTGCCGAAGGCAAGAGCTCCGGCAGCGGCAGCCGCGCCGACGGCCAGGCCGAACTTCGAAGCCGCCGCGGTCGATTTCTCGGCCTCGGTGCCGATGCGCTTCAGCGCCTGTTCGGACTTTCCGGCTTCGGCGACGAGCACGGACCCATCGGCGGTGATCCGGATGCCGTACTCAAGGTTCTGCGCCATCCGACTCTCGCTTCGCGTTGAGGACCGCCAGGGCGGCCTGCTCCATCACCTGCAGCTCCGCAAACACTTCGGGCTTCCGCTTGCGTGGCACCGGCAGCAGCTCGAGGACGGCGGAGATCGACCCGTACTCGAGCCCCTGGAAGGCAACGCCACCCAGCCCCGGCACCAGTCGCCATTGGGTGCGCAGCGCAAGAAATGCCAGAGTCGCCGTCTCGTTGTCAGCGTGGATCTCGCACGTGTCACGAGCCAGCTCCTGCTCTACCTCGACATCGATGGATTCCTGCTCGATGCCGAGGGCCGCCATCTGGGCCGCCAGGTGCTCCGGGTCCGATTGCGGGCCGCGCGCCCAGTGCTCCGCAACCTCGATCAGTTTTTTTCCTTCGCCTTCGGCATCGCCTTGATCAGGGCGCGAATGACCGGCGCCCCGCCGATGACCGCCATCAGGTCCTGCAGCGCTTCCGGCGAGTACGCCAGCGGCTCACCGTCGTCGTTGCCGATGCCGCGCCAGTCGAGCACCAGGTCTTTGATGGCCTCGAAGTCAGAGCGCCCCTCGTCGGCCGCCGCCCTGAGCAGGTCGGAGAGCTCGGGGAACGTGATGCGCTTGACCTTGAGCTCGAACTTGAACTCGACGCGGCGACCGCTTTCGGTCTGCTCGTCGCCGGCGACCGTCATCCAGAACGTGGGGGACTTGGTGAGCTTGAACATGAACCCTCGTCAGCTGGTCGTGATCTTGAATTCGTCGTTGCCGGCGTTCGGGTTGAACGTGGTCGAGAACTGGAACGCCAGCGAGCCGTTGTATTCGACCTCCTGGATGTCGGCGAGCTGCAGCTTCGGCGCGTCGAGCTTGACCTTGTAGCCGGCCGCCGTGCCGTGGGTCAGCGTGAACACGCCCAGCGTGGCCGCGCGCACCATGGCGAAGTAGTCCTTGGTCGCCACGGCAATCGCCTCGACCGTGATGCTGCCCTTGGGCTTGCGGTCGGTGATGGCAATCGTCTCGTTGTTCATCCAGATGGCGTGCGTGACGTCCACCGCCATGTCCATCGAGAACGCAGAAACCTTCGCGGCATAGCTGTCGATGGTCAGCGTTCCGGTATTCGCGGGCAGCGACCCGAGCGGAGCCTTCCAGGCGGTGAACGTGCCGGACGGCATCGCTCCGGCGGCGACCGGCACGTACTTGCCGGTGAATCTGAAGTGCAGATGCGGGATCTTCTTCGCCGCCATGTCGATCGACACCGATCCCATGCAGCCGGTCATCTTGTAGACGTCGCCGGTGTCGCGGTAGCCGTAGATCGTGCACGACTTGAAGCCGGTCGAGACGGGGCTGTACTGCACGTCGGTCGCAACGGTTTCCGAGAAGCCGCAGCACTTGAGCGCTGCGCCCCACGCCGGAGCCGTCGCGGCCGTACCGCTGCCCTGCATCTCGACGTCGAACTCGATCATCGCCTCTTCACTGACGAGGATCTGCTCGCTGTTGCCGAAGTAGTCGCGGATGAGGCCACGGTCCTCGCTCTCGACCTTGATTGGCGTGATCTTGACGTTCTTGGCGAGCACCGAATTCGCCGCCGCCGTCGGAGTGGGATCGGTGAACTGGGTGACTTCCTCCTTGAGGAGGATCAGGTACTTGCGCGGCGAGGCCATGGGCTACTCCTGCGGAATGGTTTCGGGGACAGCGGTCGGAGGCTCGACGCGGGTTAGCGTGCCGTCGCCGTTGTCGAGGTAGGTGCACGCCTCCGTGGGCTTGTCCACGATCACGGGCGCTTCAGGTTCGTCAGGCATCACGCACTCCGGATGAGGTAGGAGGTGGAATAGGTGTCGGCCCACC